GTGGCTCAACCGAACTCACCCCAGAAGAGGAATCTACTTCTTAAGGAAACGTTTTGTTGCTTCCCTGGCGCATTTTTTACAACAACGAGCGCCTCTAACGTTTATAAATAGATTTTCACCCTCAAAAGGATGTCCTTGAGCGCAATGAGTTTTATTAGCGTTTCTAGAAGCAACAGTATTACCTCGTAGCATATTTACTTTTGAAGTTACAGCTTCTAAGTGGTCTGGATTAACACATTGACGAACACGGCAAAGGTGATCTATTTGCAATCCTTTTGGTATAGGCCCTTTAGTTATTTCGTAAGCGTATCTATGCGCCAAAAGACTTTTGCTGTTATTCTTAAATCTGCCGTAACCAGCGTCATTCTTACCAATCCATAGCCAACAAGATTCAGTTTTGTTTACTAGGTTCCAAAATCGTTCAATAGGGTCTGTTTTTATTCGGGGCATACTCTAATCATAGCACAAGGACAAAAATGTCGTCAATCGTAGCCCCATTTGTTTACTCCGGTGGAATGGTCGAACCATACGTCTCTCTTAACGAGGTTAAGTTCAGTCCTACGGCTGCGGCTATTGACTTTACAAACCTTATTGAAGACGCTTCACAGGCAGTCCAAGACCGCGCACTCTACGAGCTAATCGTTCGTGCTTCGTCAAAGGCTGACAACTACACAATGGGAGTGTACGGATCACTCTGCGCCACCTCGAACACCGAGAATGGTCGCTACTACATGAACCGCATGGGGCAGATTGTTATCAACCCCTACTTCACGCCTATCCTCGCCATTGAGTCGTTCTCCGCAGGATGGGGGCCGGGCGACGGATTACAGAACATTCAACTTTCAACGTCGAATTGCTCAATCGAGCGCACCCAGTTCATCATTACTAGCCAGTCCACAATGGGTCTCTATTTTGGCAATCTAGGTATCGTTGGTGGCAATATGCAGTCTGGTACGGAAATCTTCTGCCAGTGGACATACATCAACGGCTGGGCTAACACATTCACCAGTTCATCGTCAGTCGCTGGCGCTACGTCAATGACCGTTAACAACGTCATGGGTATCTTCCCAGGCATGAACTTAACTATCTGGGATGGACAAAAAGACGAGTACGTTCAGGTTTCAACTTCATGGACACCAGGCAACACCACTCTGACATTCACCAACCCTCTTAAATACGCACACGGATCTGGCGTTAACGTCTCAGCTCTACCTGCGTCAGTCAAGCAAGCGGTCATTCACTTTATCGTTGCCATGATTAAAGAGCGCGGACAAGGCGGATTAGTTCTTAACGAAATCGGTGAGCCAACCGCAGTCTCGGCTCGCACCGAAGGTTCAGCATCAGACGAAGCACAGGGTTACGACCTACTCGATGATTTCAAGCAAATCTGGGGTCGTGCATAATGTCACGCGCCACAGTACGAGCTGCAGTTGCTTCGTACTTGACAGGTGCTGGTATTACCAACTTGTCAAGCGTAAAGCAGTTCCCAGCAAAACTAACTCCCGAAGGTGACTTCTTTGAAGGTGAAGACCCAGGACACAGTTCTGGCGCAATCATCTTTCTCTACATTGAGAACCAAAAGGAAAACCGTATTGCTCTTGGTGGCCCTCACAATGGTCGCAAGGCAGTTGACTACACATTCATTCTTGACTGCTACCTGCGCTCTACTCACCAGAAGTCAGAAGACGCAGGGTTTGACAACGAGGCTTTCTTAGACTCACTTGTTGCCGCTATTCGTGCAGACCGCAACGCTGGCGCACCGAGCATTATATTCCAATGGGGAGAAGGCGCAAACGGCGCAGCTGGTGGCCCAGACATTGACATCACCTCGTATTACCCACGCCAAATCAACGGCAAAGCATCAGCCACACAAGTCACCTCGGTAGTTCGAGTGTCTGTGGTGGAAATAATCGACAACTAGGAGCATCATGGCTAACTACACATTCAACGACACAACCGCAAGGGTGTATCCTGAAATTGAATACAACGGATCAACGCTCGAAGCATTGCCTGGTCAAATTTACGCACTAGACGCTGACCCTGGCGATGGTCGCTGGACTTCATCTGTAACACCGCCAGCATCCCCTGTAACACCCCCAGAAGCGCCTGTAGAGGCTTCAACCGACACATCAACCGCAACACCAACCACTAACTAAGGAGCGCCTCAGATGGCCTTTTTATCCGCCAACAGCTATATGGGTCTTGTCGTAGAAGCGACACGAGGAACCCTACCAACAGGAGGAACTCCGGTTTACATTCCGGTAACTGCTCCACAGGTAACTCCTATGCAGACCTTCTTGCGAGACGAAGCCTTCCGAGGCTCACCAACTTTGGTCTACGACCAGGTTCAGGGTGTACGTCACGACGAGTACGACGCTAAGTTCTACCTCTTCGCTGACACATTTGGAAACCTTGTTAAGGCAACGCTTGGTGGCACAGACACCGTTACTGGTTCAACTGTCTACACGCACAACATTAAGTTGTTAAACAACGCCGCCGTAGGCTCACAGCCACAGTCATACTCAATCTTTGACTTCGACGGTGCTAACCAGTTCGTAATGACTGGCGCTCAGGCTGACAGCCTTAACATCACTTTCGGCGCAGAAGCAGCAGCAGACGCAACCGTTAAGTTTATGGCTAACCCATACACTTCGTACACAAGCGCACCTGCTCCGTTCACAACTTTGTCGTTGTCAACTGAACACCTCATCCCTGCTTGGGACACGGTTATCACAGTTAGCGGAATTAACTCAGGCGCAGCTCTTACCTACATTGCTACTGGTGAACTCATGCTTGCTCGCAAGACAGCACCTATTTTCACAATGGGAACTCAGGCTCCACTTGTTAACTTTGCTGGGCCTATTGAAGTGACTGGTAAGTTCACAGCAATCGTAAACTCAACATCAGACGCATGGTCAACTGGATCTACTGCTGAGGCACTTACGCGCTCACCGCAGACCATGACTATCACAATGACTGACCCTAACGACACAACTTCTGCAACGAACCACAGCATTGCTTTTACAATGACTTCAGTTCAGTTCCACGATGTCAAGCGCACACGCGGCAAGGAATACACCGAAGTTGAAGTATCATTTACTGCAAACGCAAACGCAACCGACGCTACAACTGGATACTCACCAGTTCAGGCAACGATTGTCAACGCAGTCGCAGCCGCTTACTAAATAACCCAAAGGGGATAAAATGCCAGCAATAAACCTTCCAAACGGACAGTCAGCCATCTTGTATTCACGAGACGAAGTTTCTGAGCGCACAGCTCGCAAAATCTCTCGTGCGTACATGAAGGCGGCTGGAACCGCAGCGAAACTTACTAACCTCGGATTTGACGAAAAGAACCCTGAGACATGGACTATTTTCTCTAACATTTCAGACGAGGATCAGAACAACCTTGACGGCTACCAAGCAGAACTAATTGCTGGAATGGTTAAGCAGTGGTCACTAGGCGACCTGCCTACGGTTGACTCTGCACTTGACCTGCCTAAGAATGTCTTTGAACAACTTGCTGGTGCTTGCGCAGACGAATACAACCAGACCTCTGACTTCTCGCCAGACATTGACCCAAAAGCCCCTACCGCCGACTAGCGCGGCTGGAGGCAGCATTAAAGGGTAAGGACTCAGAGGTTGACGTAGAAGTTAATAACCTGTTTCGTGAGTACCAGTTTCGCAAAACTTTTGGTGGATCACACGAAGACTTTATGAACCAGCCCAGAGAAGTAACGGACTGGCTTATTGCTATTGACAACACCATGAACGAGGTTCAACGTGGCTGAGGTAATCATTTCAGGCATAAATGAGTTTGATAACGGACTTAAACGCTCTATGGTTAAGGCAGACATTGCAGCTCGAAACATAGTCACTAAGGGAGCGCTTGTAATTGAGCGCAAAGTCAAAGAGGGATTTAACCCTCGACCTTCTGGCTCACAACGCACATCTAAGTCAGGTCGCACCTATTATCAGGGCGCACCCAAGTACCCTGCGACCCCACCAAAACCAACACAACGCTCAGGCAATCTGCGTAATTCTATTAAAACTCAACAAGTTACATCTCTAGGTGCTGGTCGTTGGCAATCCGACACCGGCCCATCAGTTAAATACGCAGGTTTTGTTGAGTACGGAACGTCTAGGTCACGTGAGTTTCCTTACATGACACCAGGAATTAAAAGCAGTTACGAAGAAATTAACTCAATCGCTCAGGAGGAGTGGCGCTTAGCCCAAGAATAATGGCACTGTTACCTCCAGTAGTTGCAACACTAATAGCCGACACCAAAGAATACTCAGCCAAAATGACTGAGGCTCAAGCTCAGATGGCTGAGTTGGGTACTGCCTCAAAGACCACCTCTGAAAAAATGGCGGCGTTTGGATCTAAAGCAGCCACAGCCACTATTGGTCTTGGTCTTGCCCTCGGTGGTTACGCAGTTGACCAGGCATACAAGTTCCAAGAATCACTTGACAAAGTTAAGAATCAAGCAGGTTTAACTACCGCGCAGACTGACGCACTCGGCAAGTCAATACAAAAGATTTCTAACGTCACTGGTATTGCCGACTCTCAACTTACATCCGCAGCTTTAACCATTAGCCAAGCCGGTGTTAAAGGCGCAGCAGCAACCAACCTTCTTACCGCCGCAGCCAAAGCCGCAGTTATTACCAACTCATCAGTTGCCGATACAACCAAAGCCATTGTTGCAGCACAAACATTGCAGATTTCTAAGGGCATGGATGTAGCCAAGTTGACAGGTATTCTTGTCGCTGGGTCACATGATTTTGTTGGTGGACTTTCAGCAGAAGAGCAAATGATTTCTGGTCGAGTTGGTGTTGCACTTTCTAAATACGGCCTTTCTCTGCAAACCATTATTCCTCTTGGGGCGGAGTTTGCTAAAGTTGGACTTCCAACACGCTCTATTTCTTCATTTGCTAACGCTCTAGGAAACCTAGAAAAGCCAATGACTGACGCAAAGGGCAAACTAACTACATACGCTCAAGGTCTTGACAAGGTTGGACTTAGTCAATCAAATCTTGCTAGAGACCTTCGTGTCGGCAACATAACAGGAATCCTTCAACAGATTAAAGCCGCAGCCGTAGCCTCTGGCGACCCACTTAACCAAGTGGCACAAGCCGTTTTTGGATCTACCGGAAGTGGTGCGGCATCTGTTCTTGTTAAAAACCTTCAAGACCTTGCAACCGCACAGAAAAACCTTGCCGGTGCTGGTGCTGGAACACTTGGAACTTCATTTGCTGAAGCCTTGAAACAAATAGGGCCACAACTCAACGTTCTAAAGGCTAACTTTAACAACCTAATGATTAACGCTGGTAAGTTACTTCTTCCTGCGGTATCAGACATTCTTAAATGGGTTGGTGGATTTGCTAAGGCTATTAACAGCAACCCATTA